CAACTCACTCATTTTTTTCTGAGAAGCCAATTGCTTTTCTTTTACTTCAGCAATTTTCTTTTCAGACTCTTCACGAACCTTAGTTTGTTGTTGAATCTTAAAACCGTTTTCAAGCTGAATTAACTCATACTTGGTCAGGCGTTTTGCATAATCAAGACCCGCCTCATCTCGATAATCAGCAACATACTCGGCTTTCTCACGAGACCACCCGAGTGCCATGTTATTTGCAATGTATTGCGCCCGTGCATTTTGTTCTTGGATGCCTGTTAGTGCTGCACGCTGTTTTTGAGTAAGCGTTATCCAAGCTTGTGCTTGGTTATTTGTGCTCACAGTTAATGCATCGCTTTTCTTTGTTAAACTCACTGTCTGACTAGAAAGTGATTCAACAACTTTTTGCTGTGCAGCCATCGAGTTTTTGGCACCTGTTGCAGCAACAGCATGCTTATCCATGTGCTGTTTATTCTCAGAACTAACATCACTAAGTTTGTTGATTTTATTTGCTAGATCTTCAGCACTGATTTTTTGATTATCAAAATCCTTAATCCAGCCGCGAATAGTATTTTTCGTGGATTCATTTTTAGCCACTACCTCAGCAATTGAGCTGGCGTATGCACGAACCTGCTGCTGAGCTTTAGTATAAGATTCTGTTAAGTCTTTTAGCTCTACTGCCTCTTGATACTTGAAAGCACGCTGCTGCGCCTCAGTCAAATTATTGTATTCAACAACCAGTTCAGATACCGATTTACCCTGTTTATCAAGAGAAGGTTTAACACTATCACTTGAGCTTTTCATGTAGGCGAACGCTGCACCTGCTGCAACACCTTGCGCTGCAAGCATTGCCAACCCAACAGGACCACCAAGGAATGCCATCGCACCACGTAAAGCAACCATAGAGCCAGTAGCTATAGAACCTGAGCTCGCCAGACCTATTAACCCAGCGCCAGCACGAACAGAGAATACTGCCAATTGGGCTAGTTGAATGCTTGTTGCAATAACAGTCGGAACCAATTTAACTGCCATTGCTGCTGTTAGTGCAAAAGTAACAGCTTTAACATTGTCCATATTGTCGGCTACTACTTGAACTACTGGAACAACATTGTTTACGAGTGTTGCTTTCAATCCATCCCATTGCAGATTTAACAACTGTACATTTTCTTTTGCTAGCGCTAGGGTTTCAATCATTTCATCAGACATGATTGCATTAGCACGCTCTGCCGCATCCCCCCACTTCTTAAAACCCTCACCCCCATTTTCCAACAACGGAATAAGCAAGGAAGAGTCCGAAATAATGGCCTCCATATAAAACTTCATGTCATTCTGGGTTGCTCCAACCTTTTGCAGAGAATCATAATAAAGTTGTAAAGCTTCAGGACCTGATAGTTTTTGAAACTGCTGAATAGTCACACCAACTAATGGAGCAATATTTTCAAAAAAATCCGCTAAAGGACCACCGCCAGTTTGCTGAAAGTCACCAATACGATCCTGCATATCTTTCATTTTGTCTGCGAAAGACTCCATTGATATGCCAGCTGTCTCTGCCCCTTTTGCGTAAAACTGAAAGTCTCGAACTGAAGTATTAGCAAGTTGGGCGAACTTCTTAATCTCGCTTCCAGTTTGAATGGTCTGATCTGCAAAGGCAGCCATGCCACCAATCGAAACCCCAGCAACCGCAGCACCAAATGCGGTTGCTGCGATACTCGCAACACTAAAGCTATTTGCGATATTTTTACTTGAGCTTTTGGCTTGGCGTTCAGCCTGTGTCATTGGACCAGTGAAATTGCCAATTTTTGTGACCAAATCCAGGGTTAGTCGACCCAATGATGCTGCTGCCATAACTTTTCCTCAGGCAATAAAAAACCACCCGAAGGTGGTTTGTATGTTGTATCTTCAATCAAGATTTTTTGAGAATCTATGTAAACCTTTAAATGCTAGCGTATCTTTCCCATCATTAACCAGATAGGTTTCAATATAACTACCATCTGTTCTATTTATTTTCAGCCATACGTTTTTGGCTTGCAATAAACTTTCAAAATCCTGTTTTGTGATTGCAAACCGTTGGGTGGACTCTTTATACATCCCAACAGTATTTATACCACCAGCTTCATGAATTCTTGCGGCCTTGATAATTTTGCCATCAATATTAAGAAGTAATTCTGACATAATTACCATGTCTCGCAACGCAAGTAGGTTTAGCCCAACCAGCTCACCCACATCACTCCTCCACATAGCACCAACCGATATACATGTTTGCTTTAAACTCAAGCATGAAGAGGTGCCATATGGTTTTAAACTAACTTCTTTTACTCCATCGAACCCACTTGTCTTAATGCTTACACCTTTGTTGTCAGCTAAGGCACCAAAACTTACGCCAAGACACAATGCAAAAGCTGCTATCACCTTCTTCATACCCAACCCTAAATTTATAATTTAGAACAAGATACTAATTATTGGGATAAAAAGAAACCCACCGAAGTGGGCTTGTGTTTATTTGCGCTTGTAATCTAACGCCATGCGTTCTGCGGGGTTTAGATGCCATTGATAGTAATCCATCCGATCACGCTGCTTCTTCAACTCGTCTTTATCTATGAAATGAAAAGCAAACATTGCACCATCCTGAAAGTGGTCATGCACCGCGCCAGCCATGTGCGGGCTAATAGTGCGAATAGCCTCACCAAACTCACGCCACCACTCACGAACCCAAAGCATATGCCAAGCTAACCCTTGCACTGATTGATGGTAGTGCCGATCTACCGCAATCAAGTCCTGTTTTGCCTCAACAATCTTTGCTTTAAGCTGCATTGTTTCCAAATAATGCACCGCCTCAGCAAAATGAATTTCTAAAAGCTCTGCATAGCGCGGGATTTTAAAATGTCGATTATGACGCGCCCACATTTCAGCAAAGATTTTACGTTCGCCTTGTGATCGACGAGCCACAATTTCATGAAGCAAGGCTTGTTGTTCTGGTGAAATGGATTGGCGACTCTCAAGCTGTTTAGTAACGACTTCACGATCCAGCACATCCAAAACCCATTTGCGGAATTGTTTGGCGATTGCCGTTCTTGAAAGCATTGCTATTAAATGACAGCCACGCAAAGAAAACACTCGAACCTCACGAGCTTGACCCTGCAACGTCAATTTGACGTTACGGGTCATACTTCCTGTGAATTCATCTGAGTTGCGCTCAAAAATCTTATTGACTGCATCTTCACGCGAATAACCTAGAGCTTGACCAAGCTCACGTGAAGTAATCCATGCTTGATTGTCCTGCTGAACAGGTGTGAAATTTACATCGTTGAAACTTAATGCTAAACTAGACATGTGTTTTACATCCTTTGTGATGGCAACTGAACCTTGCGAAATGTGGTAGTGGAGCAAGGTTTTTTTTGTGCCTGTTGATTTCATGCTTTCGCACTCTTGTGTTTTTCGATCAATAATTTAACTGCTTCATTCATCAGATAAACGATTGATCTTTTATCCTCTTTAGCAATCAGCTTAAGTTCTTTGTGTAGTTCGCTATCTAGGCGACCTTTCACATAAACAATTTCCTCTTTCATTTCTCTCTCCAATGTCCCCATTTTGGGTACAAATTAATAGTACCCATTTCGGGGTTATTGGTCAATACCCAATTTGGGGTTATTATCCATTTTATTTAAAAGCCATAATTATGACTGAAGATCAAAGTGCAGTAGTTACGCTTAAAGTGCGTGTAACTCCTGAATTTCGCGAGAAAATTGTTAGCACGGCTAAAACTAACAATCGGTCAATGAACCAAGAAATTGTTGCCCGTCTCGAAGATAGCTTCAAAGAGTCTGACGACCCTAAAACTTTTGAATCCTTAGCAAAAATAGTCAAAGAGACTACCGAGGAAACTACTCGACTCCATAAAGAGCTTGTCAAAATCATTGAGCAGCAAAAAATTGAGATTGAGAATCTAAAGAAAGGCTGACCGTAATCAGCCTTACTCGCCACCGTACGTTTGCATCATGTATTCCTCAAGAGATAATTCTTGTGGCTGATCTTCGTGCGGCATAAATGACTGTGCTTTCACATCTTTGGCACCCTTAGAGCTTAAGTATGTAGCCATTAGATTTCCAATGGCTTGCTCAATACGGCGACCAACAAAAAGAGAGCCTCGCTTTTGGCGAAAGGCTCTCCAAATTAAATACTCTTGGCGAGTTATTCTTTGTTTGGCTTCTGCAATTGTTCTTCCTCCAATTCCATTGATGACGAGTTCACACCATCCTTCTTCTTCTTCGCTAAGATCCAATTCTTTCCCGCAAAATCTAAAACCTCGTCAGCAGCGGCATACATAGCCTCAATTACCTCAGTTGAAATCGAGCCAGTCTCTGAAAGTTTTGGAAAAAACTTTGTATCTTCATCTTCGTGTACAACCAAAAATACTAAAGCTTTTTTTAACTGATCCAGTGTAAGGTCTTGCTTGTTTTTAAGCTTCCAAACATCTGAAGCATTAACAATCTCATCATGTGATGCAATCTTAATAAGGATTTCACCACCGACTTCAGCGCCATCTTTATCGCGGAACTGAATTGTTTTTTCAACAAAACTACCTACACCAATCACCTGCTTGGTTGCTGTTAATGTTAATTTAGCCATTATGGAGTCACCACGCGTGGAGTTGTTACAACTGCTGAAGTGCGAACAAGGGTGAACGTATAGCCAACCAATGCATCTTGTTCAACTGTTGGTGCGGCTGGGTTGATATAACCCTCAAATGACCACCATATACGATCTTCAGGTAGGTCGATACCTGCAACAGCCTCATAAGTTGGTGGTGTCTTAGAGTGGCTTGAACCTACATGCCACTTCACCTTTTCACCTGATTCGGCAAGCTCAATTAGTTTCAAATGGCTTGTGTTTGTATCATCAAGATCAATTTGAATAGAGCCTTCACCTGGATCGCGAAGACCGCGCTCATAATCCTTGGTGTCGGAATCTAGGCAGGTTGAATCAATCTTTGAGAAAGAATCATCGCCGAATGAAAATGCTTTCGGGCAAGTGAAACGAACCACTGCGCCATCAACTACCGCAAATACTTGTGTACCTTGCGCTTTAACATGTGCCATGAGTAGCTACTCCTCAATTTTAGGCATAAAAAAAACCACCGACTGGTGGCATTGGTTTGGAAATAATTAACCCCGCACTTGGCGGGGTTTATGTCTGTATAAATGAATGAATAAGAACAATGATCATGAGCACCAAAAGGACATAAAAGGATCTTTTCCAGTACAGCCCTTTTGCCACAATCTCATCTAGGTCTTCATTCCATTTTTTGAAATTTTCAGAGGTGGATTCAAGAAATCTACGACTATCCTGAACTTCTTTCCGAAGCTCTTTATTTTCATTCCAGTTATCAATAACAATTTGCTGTTGGAATTTCATTCGATTGATGACTTCTTCAACAAGTTCTGCATGCGTCATTGCCTCAAGCTCTTGGCGCATTTCGATGTATTCATTTAAATCATCATTCATAGGTCAGCACCAAAATTAAGCAATAGGGTATTTTTACTAATCCAGTCTTGACGCTTCTGCTTGTTGATTTTCTTTTCGCGTTTACGCTGGTGCATACCAAGGCTAAAAAGAGTTCCTTTTGCTTTCGATATCTTGTCATCCATATCAATTGCATTCAGCTCATCAAAAGCCTTGTGTCTGGCATTCAATTTGCCCGTCCAGTGATTCCAAAGCACGTCATCACATTCTTCTTGGTATTTGATGACAGCCTCTTTGCATTCAGGCTTTACTTTGTTTGCACTGATTGAATTAAACCATCCAAATAGTTTTCGCAGTGGAATACAAAGCATCTCCTGAATACCACCACTTGAAGGGATGGTCATTTTGACCATACCCCATCTCGGATTTGAAGCAAGCTTTCTGTGCTGGCTCTTCCAATCCAAGCCCATGCCCTCGACAACCAATTTCATTGGCACATAAGGCTGGTTGTTGTATTCAACAATTGATAATTGAGTATTGTGAAAAAATACAGTCTGCGGTTGCGCTACCATCTTCATAGCATTCTCCTGATCATGCTCAAAAAAAGAAACTGGCAGGCACGTTGAACATGGAAACGTGCTTTTCGAACCGTCGCTCTAGCCAGTGGTTTGCCTGAAAACAGACATAAAAAAACCGCCCAACAAGGACGGTTTGATTAAGTGGTGAAGTTATCTGTCTGAAAACCAATTCGCATCAAAGCCGCGCCCAAAAATATTGGTGTCGGCTATACGTTCAAAATGGTTTGGGTGAATATTGGTGACATAGCAATGCGGCTCTAAAGCCTTTCGTATTGCTGCTCGAATATCTGACGCTCTTTTCTGCTGGGTGTCGTAAACCACAATCTGGAAGGACACATGATCAAGGTTAGCTGGGCAATCCAAGTGGTTTTCAGGATTGGCTGTGACTACTGACCAGACTGCATAGGGATGTGGCGTTTTGTGTGGTGCAATGTCTTCAAATACCCTTAAAGGATTGGTGCCGAGCAATGCTGTGACCGCTGAAGCTAATTTCAGTGTCGGAACTACTGGTAAAATGTTCATAATTTAGCGAGTTCCTTGTCGATTTCTTTATTGAAGTTTTCAGCAAAGCTATTGGTCACGGCTTGGATATTGTTTTGCAGTGCTGGGCGCATGAATGGGGTTGGTGGATTGTGCACAGAGCCAAACTCTAACCAACGCCAGTGACGCGTATCACCACCACTTGTATTGGGTGGATTTGGATTAGAGAATGACGCACCACCGCGCACACCGACACGCATCACCACCTCATTTGGGTTTCGTGTTTTCCCTGCGGCAATCGCAATATTTTTCCAAATCTTCTCGCTTGTTTGCGGGTCATCTATTGCTTTTGCGCCTGATCGAGCCGCATCACGCACAATTGCCATGGCTTTACGAGCAGAACGCCTTGCGGCATTCTTCATCAAGCGCGGATTACCAAGTCTTTTAAGCTTTTCCTGAACTTCATCTAAGCCTTCAATATTGAATTCTACTGACATAGCGCCTCGCTCAAATTTTTCTTAGCTTATGAACAATAGAGCTATATTTAGTTGATAGTCGCCAACCAAAGAACCACTTGATTGTGAAAAATTCTGCAACTTTCCATTCATCACGCAACCATATATGCCACTTTTTATCTTGGTCGCGTTTAAAGAAGTGAATGCCATCCCACCAAAATAAAAAGTGAGTAGCACCTTTGGGAATCGGATGCTCTGATTTCATGGCTTACTCCACTAAAGACAACTCCAACGTCATATAAATCCGACCATTTTCGTTGTCTGGCTTTGGTGGCGAAACAATCTGGAAGGTCTGTCCATCGAATAAAACACGCATACCTGAGTCAATATCTTTACGCTTACGCAGTTTTAGTCGAGCTGTGGTTTCTGATCCAGCGGCTTTGGCTGTAAGGCCATCTTTCACAGAAAGGAATGTGACTTTCGACCAGAGCTTTTTAAATTCAGTCCAGGCTTCGGTTTCATAATTGTGTTCATCATAGACCGTGGTTTTATGTTGAATCGTCACACGGTGGCATAGTTCGCCGGCACGTTGAGCCATATATCACCTCAAATCGCTGTAGGCTTACGATATGGATAGAGCAGGCTTTGCACTGGCATCGGCAAGAAGTTGCCATTTACTGGTGCTTCCTGCTCAGCATTGCGGTACTGGTCCCAATATCCACACAACAATAAAATCGCCTGATGAATTGCTTTAGGGTAATCAGGTTCAAGCTCATCAGTAATGTAATTTAACACCACCGAATCTGCTGCATCTAAATAGCCCTGAAGCATTGTGTCATTTGAATCATCGTCATAGCGGAGATGAAGTTTAAGTGTTTCAAGACTTACAATACTCATTCTTCACCCCATTTTTTCTGCGCTAACTTGAAGTTTTCATGGCTAAATTCGCCTGCATGATCCTTTTCACAGTGCCATAGCGAGCCTTTGTGTGTCACAAACTGGCCTGATTTATACTGATTTTCAGCCTTAAAAATGCCTTGGTATTGGCCTTTTGTGTCTGAGTTTTCAGTATTTTTAGGCGTATTTGGTGCGGATTTACCAAAAGGATCATCCATCTGGTCACGCTTAGACAGTGCCTCAAGAGAATAGTTCTGCTGTTGCATGTAAACCGTGTCACCACCAACCAAGGGTTCTAAATTGAACTGCTGACGCGCCTCATTAGGTGTAAAGATTGAAGCTTTCACACCACGTTCCTGAATACCCATTTTTGTTTCTTTATCCATACGGAGTAGAGAATCAACATCAAGGAATATCTCAAGGCCACGCGCTTTTAAATCAAATGCATCATCAAGCAGGTTTTCAATAGCCTCTACAGGACTTTGAAGGCAGTCAGAGAAGTAGATTTCATTAAGATCACCAACCTTCTGCCCTGCTGGAATCGTTCCATAGCCCACCTTAAAGGCTGGCACATGCAACACTGAGCAAATAATTTCATTCGACATTTTTAGCTGCTCAATAGTCTGGGTGTCTGAAGCTGTCATGCTGATTGGCTGATACTTCAAATCGTCACCCAGTACCGCAGTTTTACCGATGTTCTGGCCTGTGTAATTCGCATTCCATGATGCACCGATGGCACGAGCTTTATCTTCTGAAATAGCACCAGGAGCAACCAAAATACCGCTTGGTCGACTCATATTTCCAAAAGAAGTTTTGGAATTTTTCAGGATGTTTAAACCTAGTCCCGCTGAAATTCCATAAGCAGTAATAGCAGGAATACCAACCAATGGATGATAGAGACAGTTTTCACGATCGTGGATAATTTCGGAGGCTGGAACAACAACAGACTCTGTACTATTCAGACGATCAATCCCAAGCTGATAAAAGACTTGCCCATCATCACTAATCAGTGGTTTTGTTTGATCTGGATTTAAAATAACAATTTTAACTACCTGCCCAAATACATCACGCACCTTAAATCCGTATGTATTACCGCGTAATTTTCGGCAGATCATCCAGAATTCTAAAAACTGCTGCCAGTTTTGGTAATGGTTTGGACGTTTAAGAACAACCAAGTCATCAGGAATGGGTGCATCAACTAAAATTTCACCTTTCTGCTTTTTAAGCAAAATACCCATTTTCCCTATATCTTGGGAGATCAAAGAAATACACGAGAAAACTGCTGGATGTGCTGCAAGATCCTCCCGGGTTAGCTCATCATTTTTCTGCCAAGCACCAGAATAAGGCTCGTGCACAAATAAAGAAGTCCACCCTTGGTTTGAATGGACACTTTGCAGTGATTTTTTTCGGAAAAGTCTGTCAAAAATGCCCATCTAAACCGCCTTATTTTTGCTCTGTGGTATCTGTTTTAGTCTTGCGAGTCGTCTTTTTCGGATCTTCGTAAGCTTCCGCTACACCCGTTTTAATCAAAATATTTGCTTCAAATTCGGTAACTTCAAGCACATCACCCGGATTGGCGTTATGCATAACCTTTAAATATTTAATCTTCATAGACTGTTCCTATAGCTAAACAATTGTGATGCTTAGATATAAAAACAGCCCCATTAAGGAGCTGTTTTTGGTGACTTTAATTAGCCGCCAGTTGGTGTGTAATCCAAGAATGCTGCAGCAATCGGACGACGTTTTGCCCATGTGATGAACTTCTCAACACGTACCGCAAATTTGTTTTCTTGCCATAAATGGTGAGTCGTACCACCATCCACCAAGGTTGCTTGGTCAGAGTAAGACACATCCACACCACCATCTTGAGCAAGTAGAATTTCAGAAGTCTTAACAAGAATAATCTTGTCGCCTACTGCCTGCGATGTGATGACTGGAATACCCATTAGTGTGCGAGTGCCGCGAAGCGCCATTCCTGCGAAATAGCTATTGCCAAGCGCATCACGTAGCAAGCTAATTTGTGCAGCACGTGTTTCAGACATTAGGAAGTACGAACCATCAAGCGATAAATTCGCTGCAACAAACGTATTGATCAAAGCAAGAAGGTCGGCTTCGTACGCTGCTGCAGTTGTACCTGTATTTGCAGTAACAACTACACCGTTTAGAACACCTGCTGGGCGAGTAGTAGAAGCTGCTGTTGCATCAAGGAAGGTGTTATCAATTAAAGTTTTTGACGCTTCAATCAAATCATCACGAACCAAAATATCTACGGCTGGGTCAGAGCGGCGCATTAATTCCTGTGTGTAGACAGTAATCGCAGCAAGCTTATGCTCTTTAATTTCCACTTCGCCATAAGTCGGATTGGTTAGTGGTTTAGGCGCGCCTTCACCCACCCAAGCAGCAGTACCGCCTGTTAATTGACTTGGGATTTTGGAGTTAAACGGTACTGCACGGAACCCATTCAATTGATCGAATACCGTTGCAGCACGAAGCAAGTCGACAAATTCACCTACTAAGCGGTTTTCCTGCACCAATGCAGAAGCAAAACCAACGTCAGTTGTAGTTCCCAGTGTGGCTTTTGTGACTAAGTCTTGAACTTCATCACCAAAGCCCATTTGCTTAGCCATATCTACTGGCGAAATGAAGTTGCCATTTTTAGCAGCCAATTGTGAGCATAACTTTGCGCGTGCATACTGAGCAAAACCAACACCTTTAGGCAGATTTGACTCCACCTGAATGCGTGGCACTTCTTTTTTACCTTCAGCAGTATTTTTTGCTTGTTCAGAAGTTTCACCAGCCACAGGAGTTGCTGTTTTAGCAGCTTCTTCAGCAGCAGCGATTTGCTTTTTGGTACGTTCGATATTTACATTTAAGGCAGCAATGTCTTTTTCAATCGCTTGAATTTCAGCTTCAGTGGTTTCATCAGGTGTTGTGCCTGCTTCCGCTGACTTTGACAAGGCTGCTTGCATCGCGGTGTTTTTTTCAGCTAATGCTTTCAGTAATTTCGCTAAATATTCTTTCATAGTTTTACTCCACCCTTTGTTGGGCCATTAAGTTTTACGACAACGTGTTTTTGCTCAGATGAATCGCCATCTGTTGCGGTTTTCTGAGGTTTTTCGCCCAACGCGGCTTTGTGTTCCTCAAATGCTTTTGAAAATTCTGTAGAGCTTTCGCGGTTACAAGGGATTGTAACTAGGCTGAGTTCATACCATTCCCATTGGTTGAACTGGATGCCACCACCCTTGATCATTTCCGCCTCATCCCAATTTGGGATAAATCCAACTGATAAACCTTTAACCAAGTCGTATTTCAGCGATTGATATGCCTCATCCACACGGTCTTTTAAGACACCCGGTTCTTCGATTTCAGGGATATGGATTTCAACTTCAATGCCATTAGCTGTGACTTTTGCGCTTGTCACCTGACCAATTGCTTTTGTTGGGTCATGGTGAAATAACAAAGGCATAGGTACTTCAAAATTTGCACCTTTAGGCACCATCACATCTTTCGCGCGATCTTGATTTGGTGTGCTTGCGATACCAGTAAAGGTTCGCTTTTCTTCATCAAGGCTCTTAATTTGGACTGAGCCAAACGTTTTATGTAGAGCAGACATAAGGCTCTCCCAATAAAAAAGCCCGCGTAATGCGAGCTTTGGAAAGTGAATAAATTAAATAAAGAAGACGTTGTACTCTTTTTCGACCTGTTCAGGATTCATCGACATCAAGGCCACCGCGTTAAACGTAGCAATTAATGGGTCGATCTTCCCGACACCCGATTCTTGTTTGCTGATCATCATGCCATTACCCTTTACAACTGCACGCGCATTCCCAACACACCAGGTCATTAAGCCTTGCCCTGCATGGTAAAGATTGCCTTCTGCTAGTTTTCGTTCTGTAGTGAGGATATAGCCCATCAATTTAAAACCTTGCTGAACCGCAATAAGCTTGTCTTCAGGTATGCCAGCATCGAGTAGGCCATCTAATAGACCACCTAAGCCAAGTGGATCAAGGCCGATCTTGTCGAGCTTTCCCGAGTCGAAGCATTTCTTCGCAATGGCTGCCAGCTGGTCAATGTCATCACCGATACGCTCAACAATGGTTAGGCTTTTTTCCTTCTCATAATCAGCGTACTTTGGCGCATTCTCTTTGCGCCTTTCGACTGCGGTTTTATTGCACCAAGCATGATTCCAGAGCCACCATTTACGGCTTTTGTTATGTCGACCAAGCACAGCGAAGCCAAGCAAATCATCAAGGCCCCCACCATCAATTCCGCAGGTAATAACGTCTGATTGCTCAATCAGTTTATCCAGAGTGAACTCTTTGGATTGCTGTATCCAATATTCAGCACCAGCCCAGCGGTTGGCGCGAAGGTTTAGGCCGATTGGTACGTTTAAGTGTTTAGCAAGGAAGTCGCGAAGTGATGCCTCGTCTGCCTCTTTTACCTTTTCAAATTCGTTAATCAGATAATCAAGATCAACCGATGCACCCAAGTTTGGATTGGTGACATAGAAGTTTTCAGGTTTTAAATGTTCACCCGCTTCAAGCATCCATTCTGGAAACTCATAAATCAGCGGTAAGAACTGAGGATTGACCTTTACCCCATCCCGAATATCACGGGCATAATCTAGCAATTGCTTGAACACACCGCATGGCGTTTCATCTGACATAGTGGACAGATAAATCACACAACCTTCTGGTCGTGATGCCAGACCACCTTTTGCTTCACGAAACATCGATTCAGCATTTGAGCGTTTCCCAAACAGCCAAACTTCGTCAATTAGAATGATTGAAGCCTTTTTACCCGCAGCAGCATTA